AAAAATATGGCGACAGATGTAGACGTGCAGTTTTTTAGCCATTTAAACGGCTTAATACTGGGTAATAACTGGGGTGATTTGATTCGCTTGTTGGACAAAACCTTAGTGACGGGTATTGAATTTACTCAAATCACAGCAGCATCCATTGATGAGCAAGGCGACGTGCATATCAACCTTTATTCAGCACATAATGCAATGTTATTTCAGGTGGTTGAATTGACAGGTTTTGCGCCCGCTTCTTTTAACCAGAAATATCGAATCAAAGGCGTGCCCAACACTACTCAACTCATTCTAAAACCACATACCGCAATTGCAGAAACAAGTATCACAACAGTTGGTGCAGGAAAACTAGCATCACTGGGCTATGATATTATTTTTCGTGATGCAAACGATGTTAAGCGTGTGTATCGCGCTAAAAATCCAAGTGCACAGCATCCATTTATCCGTGTAGATGAAAGTCTCGCAAGTGACACAGGATCATATACAAGTACTTATGCAAAATTTGCAATGGTTGGATTGCTTGAGCACATGGATCACATCGATGATTATGAAAATCCTGATGTACTTCAGTTGCCTTTTGATCCTGCTGACCCTGTGAAAAATTGGAAAATTACAGGAACAGGAACGGGCGTTATTAGGGGGTGGAGCAGGTGGTATTGGGCGGCTTCGCGGACGGTTTCCGGATCCAATATTGGTGATACATCCACACCGCCTAATTTATCGAGGGAATTTAACCTTTTCGGCGGCCCTGATAACTTTTACCTTATTACTCAAGTAAATACTAATAACCGGGATACATTGTGCTTAGGGTGCGGATTATACGAGGAGGTTATTGATAGTAGTATTATTTATCCGTGGTTTTTAACTACCGTCCTTTACCCAGTGACAGCTTCGGAATCTTGGCAATTTATGCAGGCAGTAGGATGCACACCTTTTGTTAAAGATACTATTGCAACTAACCGTGTATCAGATACTTTTTTAATTACATCATTTAATGAATTAGACCCGATAAAACCGCACGCACTAGCAACACCTATTGTGCCTGATAGCTACTCAGGTAGGACTAATTTATACCCATCTGGTTATATTAGCGCCCTTGAAGTTCCATTTTATAGTGAAGGAAGGTTAAGGGGGGTAATTCCTCATATCCTATATGCCGGTAAAACTGTAAGTGGTTTTGGTGCGTTATTAAGCGGCAACCACATGTATTTAACCACCCCTGTTGGAGCTAGACCTGGTTCGGGGCAAAACAGCGGATATTACATCTATTTAGGGGAACTTGAATGAGGCCAATTTCTCGTAAAGCAAAGCCATCATCTGAATTTTTCCAAAATATCAATACCGGACCTATCGTTGCCAAAATCGCTGGATCAACCAAAAAACTTGGCAAGCACTATCAAGATGCAGTGATCGTGCTTTACAACAAGGCCAATTTACAACCTATTGCCGTACGTAAACCCAATCAAAATGGCAATTATCAATTCTTAGGCCTAAATACCAATTTAAGAACTTTCATTGTGGCTTTTGATCAAAACCAACAATTCAACGCAGTCATTCAAGATAACGTGGTGCCAAAATGAGTAAAACATCAGTCAATTCTCGGCTTGCCATGATTCAAGCCTTTGCAAATTTTATGGATGACGGTAGCCAAAGTGCTACCGCTATTTTTTATGAAGGTGTGCAACCTGCAGATACATCTGTGGCGGCAGATTCAAATAATACTTTGGTGACGTTGGTATTTCCTGAGCCTTGTATCAAAGAAACTACAGCCACTTATGTTGAGTTACATCCAACCGATGCAGGTAATGTGATTAAGGCGGGCACAGCTTCATGGGCACGGATTTATAACGGTGCAGGTGAAGTGGCAGCAGACTTAACTGTGGGTACAGATATATCGCTTGCGAATACCAATTTAGCTTTGGGTGGCACACTGTTTATCCAGTCCATCAAACTTAGACCGTAGGTGATGCATAGCGGCATTTCATCAACACAGAGATAGCCATGAGTGACAACTTTGAACACAATAAGCCGTATTCGCTTGCAGCAACTTATCAAGATAATCCAACCCCCACTGCACTAACAGCGCCTTATGATCTGCACGCCACGTATGATGAAAATTATGCGGCAAACTCAATTGACTTTATTCTTGATACTGAGTTCAGCTTTGAAGTTGTTGCCGTTTTTGAAGAAAACACAGATGTTGTCGGGCAAATTGATGCTGTCTTAGACACCAGTTTTAGCTTTGAAATCGTTGCGGAATTTGCAGAAAACCTGTGCACGATTGATACGGTTTTAGATACCGAATTCCAATTTCAAATTGATGCGGTATTCGATATTAATCACATCGTCGGCGTGTCTTATGCGTTTGATGCTAGTTATCAAAAGACAATCGCCGCATTGAGTGTCGCAGCAATACCGTGGGCAAAACCAATTTTAAGAGTATCAAATGATGCTCTTTTTTATGACAAAGGTTTGGTGCTGAGTCAGCAAGCTTTGGCGGGCTTTGATCGCTCAAATTCACTTGTGCAAGCAGTCAGAATTGAGCATGAGAAAGCCACTGGATTGCAGACCGATGCGTATTTAATTTGGCAAGTAAGCGACAAGCGATTCATTCATCGAAGCTACTTATTTGATGAAACCTTAAAACTGCGTATCAATCGAGTCACAGACTGGCACGAAATGATTCGCAAGCGCCGCAATATCACCTATGCGCATGAGGTGGCACACGTCTTCGAAAAGCATTTTACTTTTGAATGGGATAAGAGCTTAGAGTTTGTCACGATAGATGATTTAGCTTGGGAAAAAGCCAAAGCGATTCACTATCGCAAGCATCCAGTTCAACCTTGGCCACAACCTGAATTGCCGCAATACGAAGGTAATGGTGATTTAAATTTCGTTTGTTTATGCAATGAAGTCGATGCGCACAATGTCATTCTTAACTTTGGTGTGGATGACTGTATTCCCGCAATTCCGAATCAAAATTGGTGGTATATCTTGAATAGTTTATCTGTGACACGGCTTGATAATGATGCAGAAATTTTGGTGTATGACGGCAATTATCGTACTGACCGCAGCAGTTGGGCGTGGTCGTATAGCTTAACCGTGCCGCATACTGAAATTACGAAATTAGAGCCAATCAATGGGCAGCCTGTAATTCTTAAAATTATGGTCAATGGGCATGAGCATCACATGCTGCTTGAGAATCGCACACGTTCACGTAATTTTGGCAATATCACTTATACACTCACAGGTCGCAGTCAAACCGCTTTACTTGATGCACCGTATGCGCCGTTACGCTCGTTTTTGCAAGAGAATGAGCGTACATCGGTACAACTTGCACAAGCTGAATTAGATCGTGTTTTTAGCGATACTGTGCTGAATTGGCAATTGATTGATGACCTTGGCTGGATCGTAGCAAACAACAGTTTAAGTTATTCCAATCTTGCGCCAATCGCAGCCATTAAACTGATTGCAGAAAGTGGTGGTGGCTTTGTGTATAGCGAAAAGGGCAGCAATACACTTTCAATCAAGCCGCTTTATAAAAAGACTTTTTGGGATGCGTTTACAGTTAATGATTATGACAGATTAGTGCCTGATTCATTAGTCACCAGTCAGTCCACAGATTATGAGCTTTATCCTGATTACAACGGCATCACGCTGACAAACGATAGAACGGGTAAGCAAGGGCAAGTCAAACGCACAGGCACAGCCGCAGACGTGCTATTGCCACCTGAAAATAATCCTTTGTTTGATGTAGTCAGTATGGGTGCTTTCGGCAAAGCAAAACTAGCTAAAGCAGGCATGGTAGAAACACACACATTGACCATGCCGATCTCTGTAGACGTAGGCGAATGTGCACCAGGCGAAGTCTTTGCATTTAACGCTGAGTGGTGGGGCATTGTTGAAAGTGTCAGCGTGTCATTCAGCCATGCCAAAGTGAATCAAACTGTCAAAGTGGAGCGTGTGAATCGTGAGTAATGCACTGCAAAGATTGATTGATTTAATGCCCAAAGCGCCTGAATTTGTGGGCGAAATCACGCATGAAAATCATCCGAATTATAAAGTTTTGGTTGTAGATGGTTCGGGCTTGGTGATGTGTACCAGCATGACTCGTTACAATGTCGGCACAACGGTTTTTATTTCAGATGGAGAGATTAAGCGCATCGCCCTATCGAGCAATGTGGTTCAGATCGAGGTGTAGAAAATGGCAGCGATAAGACTTGAATTTGCTCAATTTGGGCATTTTGATTATTTTAAAATCTACAGAAATCTAGCTTCAACCAATATAGAAGATTTGGGACAACCTATTGGCACATCATCAACAATGTATTATGAGGACTCCACTGTTGAGCCAAACTTGAGCTATTTCTATCGCGTCGGAGTTGTTAGAGATTTAGTTGAGGAGTTTAGCGAGGAAATAAATGTAACGGCTGAGGTTGTGTTTGATCCGCCATATAACTTAAATGGCGCGTGGAATGACACAACTGAATCACTCGATCTAACATGGAGCATTGACTGATGACTATAACTTTTAATGCGTATGTACGTGAAAACATCAGCGACCCTAAAACTACACTTGAGACAGGCTTAACTAGCCCGTCTTATAGTGTTTCAGGGTTGACAAAAGGAAAAAAATATTTGTTCAGTATTGGTGCTTTAAAAAATGGTATCGAAAAAGTTAGTGATGAGAAATCCATACTGTTTGGCAAAGCGTGGACCCCGCAAAACTTATCAAATTTAGCTAAATTTTGGCTGAACAGTGACAATGTAATTATTGATTCGTCTAGCAGAATTTCTCAATTAACAGACTTGAGTGGGAATAACTTCCACTTTACGCAATCAAATAATGCTCAAAAGCCTATTTTAGTAACGCAACCCGATGCTAAGGTAATCAGATACGATGGTGTTGATGATTGTTTACAAATCACAAGCGGTTCCGCGTTAAACATATCAAAGAACACCAATGGATTGTGGGTATTTGTTGTCGCTAGGAAAGCATCACTCGATAGTGCATCAACACCGCGACGGCTCTTTGTTTATGAGCGCGGTACCAATGCCTCAACAAGATTTGGCTTATTTAGTGATGATGGCACTGGTAATTCATTAAACAAGTTTGTTGCTGGCTGCCGTAGACTTGATGCTGATTCGTACCAATATCAAGCATCACCCAATACAGTAACAACAAATGCAACAATTTTGTGTGGCTTTATAAATTATGCAACAGGCATTTTAGAGTTGTCAGAAAACGGTAGTGTTTACTCAAAATCAATTGGCGGCACTGCAAATACAAGTGATACACCCTCAACAAAAGTTACGCTGGGTGGTCAAAATGGTCTTGAGTCATTTAACGGTGATATTTATGAAGTCATAAGCGGCAACGGCAATTTAAACACTACTGATCGTCAAAAGCTCGAAGGATGGGCGGCTCATAAGTACGGGGTAATAAATAGTTTGCCGTCAAATCATCCATACAAAACATTAATTCCGACACTGTGAGGTCTTATGTATTCAGTAGTATCATTCTGTACTGACGCAGAAAAAACAGAAGATTTTTCACGAAAATTGATTGATGTAGATAATCAAATTTTGTGGGGCTTGCATATTTGGCAAGAGATATATGAACCAAGTGGATTTATTGACTCAGTACGTGAAGATGGGGATTCGCTACAACACTGGCATGATGCACTGCAAGAGCACAGCTTAAGCGAAGTCATTGAGGAAACAGAAATTTAGCACCTTCGGGTGCTTTTTTAATGTCAAAAAATAGGGGGAATCATGCAAGAGCATGAAAAAACATTTTGGATGCTTGTCGTGATCGGGGCTGTCATCGGCCTGTCTAAACTTCTTGTATCTGAGGAAAGACTAACTGTTCGACTTGTTTTGGGTCGGACTATTTTGGGATCAGCTTCATCTGTTTTGGCTGGTGGGGTCTTATTACAAATTCCCGATATTCACCCCCTGGCTTTGATTGCAATTGCATCAGCTCTGGGAATTCTTGGAAGTACATTTATCGAAAACTGGCTTAAAAATAAAGCTGCAACTTGGAGCGTCAAATGAAATTAATTGAACAAAGTGCCTGGAAGTATCTTTCTGTGAAGCTCCCAATTTTGGGAGCTTTTTTATTGCTTGTCGTTATTCCAGCATTGCAATGGGCGATGGACTTTAAAGTGATCCCTGTTGAGTACCATGCATTTATCACAGGGTCGGTCATGGTGTTTTTATCCTGGCTTGGTAAGAAGATTTATCAACCAAAACTGCATCAACATCTTGGCTTTGCCACCATTACTGCAGGGCATAGTAATTCTGATCCGGGTGCAGTTAATGGCAAAGTGAAAGAAGCCGATCTGGTCGTCAACTTCCGAAATGCAGTGACTCATTATTTACGTGAGGCAGGGCTACAAGTCAAAACTGATGGAACCGGAACCAAAAACGATCCACTGTCTGCTGCAGTAAAATTAATTCAAGGTTCATCTGTAGCAGTTGAATTCCACATGAATGCTGCAGCATCAAAACAGGCGAATGGCATTGAAACAATTGCATTGCCGAAAGACAAGAAACTGGCTCAAGACTTATCCAAAGCTGTAGCAGATGCATTGGGCAGTCGTTTACGTGGTGAAGATGGCTGGATTGATCAGAGCCAATCGGCCCGGGGGAGTTTGGGCTATATCAATGCCGGTGGTCTGATTGTAGAA